TAGGTACAAATACAAATCCAGATCAAACAACTTCTGGATCAGTAAATGCTACTTTTAATTTATTTTCAGATCTAGTTACAGATAATCAACTGCCTGAAACTTTAGTATTAACATTTAAAATGAAAGCTGGTGATCTTCAGGGTGGTGGTAATGAAGATGTGCAAATGACATTAAACTTTAAAGATGTGAACTTTCAGATCACATGTACAAATGACACCACAGATGAGCCTATAGCTTCTAGCACATTTAATGCAGGTATAGACAAGCTTTATTTAGGTACTGATATAACTACACCTACTTTCAATCAACACGCTAATGCAGATGATAATACTGATAATCCAGTGTCTATACATAGAGAACTATTAAAGGGATTCTTGAGTATAGATAGTACAGATGATACTGAAATTAATGATAGTGGTTATGTAGCTGTCAGTGATCTTAGATCATCAGAATCTAGTGTAGGTAAATGGGATACAAGATTGATCCTGGACAAACCTACATCTCTGGAAAGTGTTTTGAGAAAATTACAATATGAAGGCTGTTTTTTCTTTGAGTTTTCACCACAAGAAAAACAAGTAGGAACTGGACCAAGTGGATTAAGCAAATTTAGATATTTTACTATAGAAGATAATCCAGGTGTAGATGTCCAAGTTTCACAAAATGACTTAGAAAATTACAGCTTAGCAATTACAAGCACTGATGATCTTGAAACTAATATAAGGGTGAATTATGATAGACATTCTGCTGAATCAAGATATACAAAATCAAACACATTTACAGCTAGTAATCATTCAAGCATATTTGAAAATGCAGATCATCAAAAACAAGAATTTAATCTAGATCTACTCAAAGGCAGTGTAGATAATGATACAAGCAATACTGGAAGAAATGCTTCTTGGATCAACTTTAGAAAAAGCATATTTGGTGAATATAGAACTATAGTAAATACCAGGATCATTAATCCAGAGAAATATGGTACATTGACAACAGGATCTGTCATATCGTTTGGTGACATCACATTCTCAACTTTAGGATCACCATTTAATGAAATTTCAGACACCTTTGACAGCTTTGTAGCCATGCCAACTCGTCTTTTTGACGAAGCTTTCGCTAATAAAGCATATTTTATAACAAGTTTAACAAGAGGAATGGGCTATGTTGAGGTAACAGCTCAGGAGGTACAATAATGGCAAGTTTTATAGTGTATGACAGCATACAGCAATACAGATCAGATAACACAATTTCAGAAGGACAAATGAGTGTAGATGCAGATCCTAATTTTTCACCTGGATCATATGTGACCGATCATGAGAGAAGTAATGATCAGTCAATAGGTACTAGCATAAGCGGAATTGCAGACAGAGATGCAATAGAATATGCAGTAGGATCTAATGCTACCGCAGATGCTGTGGCAGTAAGATTTAATGGTGATGACAATGTATCTTCAGGAACTATCATGGAATTTTACATAGATACAGGTAGAACTGCATTATCAGCCAAAGGATCATTAACAGCAGTAAGTGGTGCAGGTTGGCAAGTGGTAGATCTAACTGAAACTACAGGAAATAAATTCTTTACTGAGTTTAAAGGTGCTGTAACTAATGTATCTGAAATTATGTTTGGTAAAAAACTTGGCTTCGAAGTAGAGCCAGATGCAAATGTCCAGGAATCTTTTGATAGTCAAAATACCATCTTGAGATCTTTAGGTGGCACTGAGTATGCATTAAATACTTCCGATCCGCAAAAAATATTTACCATTACTTTTGGTAACATATCACAAACATTTAAGAATGATCTAATCACATTCATGGAAAATGTGAAGGTAGAAGCAAAGAAATTTCTCTACTATGATGGATCTAATTATCACTGGGTCAGATTGACTGGACCGCTTACATTTAATGAGGTAGCTGATTCCAGGTACTCTACTAGTATACAAATGAGACAACAGATTCAGTAGATCACCATTCTTATTTCTATTCTTATCTTTATATTTATATTTATTCTTATTCTTATAATGATCAAATATCATTTTTGATGGATAAAATATTTTTTTTTATCTATAAAAAAAGTGTTGATTATGTGGATAACTTGTTTTTATTTTTACAGAGATGACAAATATTCATAACAAAAAGGATAAGAAAATGAATAATGAACTTAATAAATACATGGAAACACTAGTAGATAGTGTTCAAGCTAGTATAAATCATACAGGTACTAAACTTCAAGAAATAGAAGTACCTAGTTACAAAACATATAAAAATCCTACACAATGGTATAACATGTATAAAGATGACATGAGATTACTAGATCGTCAAGCATATCTGTTTGGAAAATTCTTTTCTGACAATGCTGAAGAATATGATCTATCAAAACCAGAAGATAAAAAATTTCTTAAATCAGATAGAGCTTTTTTAACAGGAGTAGGTAAAGAAGCATCTAAGAGAAATTTGATTCAGACACCACAATGTCTATACAGAGCCTTTAAGGCTTATCAGTTAGGTTATTTTAGTGTAGAAGATTATGAAGCAGATGATCCATATTGTGAATTTTGCTCAGGTTGTGGTAGATGTGAAAGTGAGGTCCAATAATGGACTTCACTAAATGTGTAAACATGGCTAGAGATCTTATGGATCAGCATATTCCAACAGCAATCATTACTGGAAATGAATATCAGCAAACAAGATATTCATACTCATATCCACAATACATTACATCAAAACAATGGCTATTAGGCTTTTACTCATATAGAAAAGACTATAAGGTAGAAACTATAGGATTTTGTAAAGGTCTAAAATTGTCTGGTGGTAATAATAGTGTTTATTACAATAAAGTAAATCCAGAAGCTAAATACTCAGAAGATGATCCAAACTTTAAAGTCTATGATAATCCACATTACTACAAGCTAGACTCACCTACTATTGCTTTAAATTGGAGATTTGTAGCCACTAATAAAGAGCATGTAGTTAGATCTGTTATTTTACATGAGATTGCACATGCTATACATTTCATAAAATATGAAATTAATCCTAGAAAAAACCGCATCTCTGGTCATACAAAAGAGTTCAGACAGATCTGTAAAGATCTTGGTTTGACTAAGAAGGGCTATAGATGCAATCAAGGACATAAAGGTGAATACTCTTCAGATGCTTATAATACTGATAGAGTGGAAAGCAAGTACAGAAGATTCTTAGGATATAAGCAGAGATCTAGAAGAGGTCATAAATTCTGGGATAGAGATAGCATTGATAAAACACATGTTCTTTATCAAGCAAACAGGTATGCTGGATCTTACTGGTATGACAGCAGAGGAAGATGTTGGAAATCTTATGAAAATCATACTTTAAAAGAGATGGTACAATACTTTGAAATAGGTAGTAAAAATTCAAACAGCATAGGTGTTATTGAATATGCTTAAAACAATTACAGCTCTCAAAATAGCACTTAAAAGGAGTGTTGCAGGTATCCAATCCTGTTTGCCTTCAAATATGTTAAGTGCTCATACTGGTTTTCTTAAAGCATTGGTTGGCACTAAACTTAAAGATAACCAAAGAGGGCTGTAATATAACTGGAGGAATCATATGGATTTAATACTTAAATTATCACTTAAAGAGCTTGAGTTAATGATTGAGATCATGGAAAGAAATAGACATGATAATGATCTTGAAAGCAGTTTAAGAACTGATCTGAAAAAGATTAGATCAGATGCTGAAGCTAAGATTAAAGAACAACAGCAGGAATTGGCTACTAAGCCTGATGAATCTAAAAGACTTAAGCCAGATCCTATAACCAGAGATGAGGACTAAATGAGTAAAAAAGATGAGATACTTAATAAGTATAAAATGGTCCATGAGAGAATTGTTGATTTTAACAATGATCATAAAAATGGATCTATCAGAACTGAGATTACCATTGATAAAGAATGGTATAACTCAATCACTAAAAAACAATGCACCTGCTTCATGGTAGAAGCTAAGGTGTATCCAGATGCAGATCAGCAAGACAGAGTCTTTACTGGACATGCATATGAAACTGATGATGATGGTTTTATCAATAGAAAAAATGCACTAGAGAATTGTGAGACTAGTGCTGTTGGTAGAGCATTGTCTATGGCAGGATATATTGGTCAGGAAATGAGCATAGCTACTGAAGATGTCATTGATCAGGCTAAAAAAGAATCACCTGCTAGAGCTACTAATAAGCAGATAGAACACCTAACTAAGCTTCAAAGAGAAGCACAGGATAGAGGTTTGATCACTTTAAATCAATTCAAACAATTAGACTCAAGGAAAGCTACTATGGATCTTATTGGATATTCTGATGCTGTAAAATGGTTAGATGAATTGATAGTAGAAGATAAAAATCTTGAAAGATCAGAAAAGAAATTTGATCTGGAAATGGAAGTAAGAAAACAACTAATAGATGAGGATACTGAAGATGGAAATAAGTAAAGAAGGTGTCATACTTTTATATGACAATGAGTATAAAGAAAAAGAAAATCAGCCAGATCTTAAAGCCATAGGTAATTACAAAGGTCAGCAAGTAGAGATAGCCTATTGGAAGAATACAGATCCTAGTAAAAAATACAAGTATAGTGGCAAGATCCAGGAAAGAAGGCAACAGCCTGAAAATGCCAATATATCGGAAGATGATCTACCATTTTGATGGCTGGTATCAAAAGAACAGCAAGTGATGCTTTATGGTCCAACTATATCAGATCTAGAGATGGTTGGACCTGCCAGAGATGTGGTAGGAAGTATAGTCCTTCTAAAGCAGGTGGACTTCATTGTTCACATTACTTTGGTAGATCTAATTATGCTGTTAGATTTTGCCCTGATAATACTGAAAGCCTGTGTCATGGCTGTCACTCTTACTTAACTAAAAATCCGCATGATCATAGAGATCATAAAATGGATCAATTAGGTCAAGAGAGATATGATGCATTGGTGCTTAGAAAAAATACACCATTGAAATCTGGTGAAAAAAAGTATTATCTTAGTAAAGAGTTTAGAGCCGAAATAAAGAAGAAATTGGAGGAATTAGATGGCTAAAAAGCAAGTAGAGAGTACCTTATTTGAAGAAGTATGGTTTATGGATCTAGATCTAGAATATAAGATGTTGATGCTATATTTCTTTATTACCTGTGATCATGCAGGACTAGGTAATCTTAATTTTAAAATGATCAATATGGTCTTAGGACATGAGTATGATAAAGAGAATGTATTTATCTTTTTAGGTGATCATATTGATGAATATAAACCAAATAAATACAGATTAAAGAAATACATGAAGTTTCATTATTCTGAAGATAACAAATCACAGATCTATAAATCAGCTATTAAGAAGCTAAAAAGAGAAGGTCTGGATTATATGTCACAGGAAGATCAAGAAGCCTATGACAGATCAGTGAGTAATGGATATGTTAGTGAGAAATTTCTGAAGGGATAAGGATATGAGTAAAGTGTTAAGATTACTAGAAGGATATACTAAAGATCAAATAGAGGAAAATATTGAGTTCTTTATTGATAATGAACAGGAAGAAGATAGAGGTCTTTTGGTCTGCGGTTGTGGTAGTAATCCATCTTCAGAGCCAATATATGATAGTGGCACAGGCACTTATAGTGCTATGTGTCCTGGCTGTAAAGATTGGAGTGATTTTATATATGAACAGGATATGGAGGATCAGACATGCAAATAAATATGTTTCAAAATAAAGTAGATAATATTAGAGAAGTAGTTAAGGATCTATTGTTTCACAATGTATATCTCAGAGATTCAGATGACAAGTTAGTAGCTAGAATATGGAGAAGAGAATGTGAGAACTATGGATCCTTTGATATAATAGGATTGCTAAATCTTGGTAAGCTGTCACAATACAAGACAATTAGCAGACAAAGAAGGTTACTGCAAAAGAAGTATCCAGAGTTAAGAGGATCTTTGTATCAGGAAAGAAGAAAACTACAGGATCCAGTAAAAGAGGATATAGCAAACTTTGAAGGAAATGGTGGAATCATATGATGGATCTATTACTAAAAACACAGCAGGAAGTACATAACACTAATACTAAATGGAATAAAGTCATTGATTCTGTTAGAGAAATGGACATGTCAGACTTTATTATAGTAAACTATGAAACTGGTGATATGAGTTTTAACAGATCTGAATACAAAAAAAGAATAGATCTGATCATAAAATTAACATTTCATACAGAGAAGGTTGCTTCAGATCTTGAAATAATAAGAGAATCGGAAGATGAGGTGGATAATGATTAGTAAAAAGCTACAAATAGTTATGAATGAATATATCAAGCCTACCAAGCTGTATGGTGATGAAGATCCATTAAAAGTAGAGAATGCTATGCTGAAGAATAGATTAAAATTTGTAAAGCATATGTTGAAGGATCTGCCAGAATTGGTGTGGCACTTAGGATCTAAAGATCAAGAAAAACTGCATGAGATCTTATATAGATTAGAAATGACAACTTTAGCAGTAAAGGATAGGGAAGATAAATGACTAGAGAAGAAAAAGAATACAAAAAAAGAGTAGATCTGGAATATCCAGATAGATCTAAAGAAGCATTAGATCTGCAAAAAAAGATCATGAAACTAATAGATAATCTTGATAAGTTAGGATATGAGTTTATATGGTTTAATAATCAATCATCAATCAGACACAAAAGAGGTGTATAATGAAACTAATTGACATTTGGAAGAGAGAAGTAACATTAAAGAGAGTAATCAGAGATCCTTATAAAATGACCTTTGATCCTAAGTATAATGAAATGCAAGAGCATTACCATAGATCAGCTAGAGAAATGCCTTTATCATTCTTTTTAAGGCATAATCAGGACATCAGAGCATTAGCTTTTGCTGTTAGCTTTGCTATAGTGATCTTAGGTCTAGCTATTGGACTTCAATTACTAGTAAACATGTGGTATGGATTATGAAATGGATCTACCACTATATTTTGGTGATCTTATCTTACATGAAGGATATGATAGAGCCTAAATAATGCAGAGACACTTTGAATATTACATTGACAATAAACATCAGGAAGCTGAGAATACCATATTATATGGAAAAGCAATAATGATAGCTATGATCAGTGGACATTCAGATAGCTGGACCAAGTTCCAGAAGAAGGTATATTTCAATCATGATACTATGACCTTTGAAGAAATTGGATCTATTTTAGGTACCAGCAAACAAAATATACATAAGACTCATAAGTCTGCTGTCAAAAAGATTAAGAGCATCATGTATAAATTAATGGACAATAGGGATTACTTCAGAACAATTTAGCCAGTGCTTGGCATCTTATTTATACCTTATCCTGTTGTTATCAATAGCTAGGCACTGGTTTACCTTAAAAATAAATTAAATCTTAATATTACTACACTTAAAGTATCACTTTAACTAAATCTATCTAAGAATATGGTTTACTTTTGCCATATATATAGATGGAAGATCACAAATTAGAAGAATTAATTAAAAGAATAGATCTAGAAATAGATTCAGTTAATGCTGGATCCAAAGCTTATAGAGATGCACAGCAGAGATCTAAGTTTAATAATACATATTTAGAAAACTGCTATGAGAAATCTTATGACTCTTTACATGATGATGACATAGAATTTGTAGACTCAGAGAGCATAGAAGATGATAGATCTACTTTTGATGAAGCTAATTACTCAATACTAAGCTATTAGGACACCGAATGAAATCGGATAAATCGGATAGAAATAGTAAAGGGCAATTTGTCGCTGGAAATAAAGCATCTAAAGGTCATGGTAGACCTAGAGGTGCTAGATCTATACCTGATCTACTCAGGAAAATAGGTGATGAATTTGGTGAAGGAAATCATGTTGACAATTTGGAAGCAGTGCTAAGACATGTGTATAGCCAGGCATTAGAAGGAAAATCATGGGCAGTGGAGTTTATAGCAAACAGGACAGAAGGTAAACCGCATCAGTCCTTATCTTTGCATGAAGCCAATGACATGCCAATAAAGGTATTTGATTTTGATAATGCAGTGGAAGATTGATCAGATAAGAAGAAATATCTTAGATGATCCGCACAGAGGGAAAATTCTCGTTTCTGGAAGACGCTTTGGAAAATCCTACATGGCTATGATGTGGATCTTATATCATGATCTACAGCCTAATGAGAAGAGATGGATAGTATATCCTACTTATAGGCAAGGTAAGATGGTAGCCTGGAATTTGCTTAAAAGCATATTCAGAGGTAAGAATGTTAAGATCAATGAGACTGAGTTATCTATTACCATGTCAAACAATGCAGAGATCAGTATTAAGGGATCTGATAAAGAAGATAGCTTAAGAGGTATCAGCTTAGGTGCTAAGGGCACCAATGCAGTAGTATTAGATGAATATGCCTTCATGAAGCCTAATGTGCTTAATGAGATTATAATGCCAATGATAGCAGAGACTCAGGCTAATGTTTTTATATGCGGTACACCACAAGGTGTTTATAACAATTTGTATGAATTATATGTAAAAGGACAAGAGAATGATCCTTTTTGGAAGTCCTGGCAATATACCACTATTGAAGGTGGTTTTATTCCTAAAGAAGAAATAGAGAATGCCAGGCAAACTTTAGATCCTAGAACTTTTAGACAAGAGCTGGAAGGATCTTTTGAAGTATCTAGCAACAGATGTGCATATAACTTTGATAGAAGAGTGCATGTCAGAGATGATCTAGATGTTTCAAGTAGACAATACTGGGGAGTGGACTTTGGTGTTGCCAGTTATATGACAGCAGTGTTATGTGCTGAATTTACAAATGGTGACATCTATGTAATTGATGAGATCAGTTTAAAGAACTCTAATACATTTGAATTGTCCAAGATGATGCAACAGAGAGCACCTTCTCTTCCAGTATATCCTGATCCAGCAGGAAAAAGTAGAACTAGTAACAGCACAAAGTCTGATCATATGATCTTAACTGAAGCAGGATTTGTAGTGATTGCAAAAAAAGCTAATCCAACTCAGAAGGATCGTCTGAATGCTTTGAACAAGAAACTGAAAGATGCAAATGGTAAACATAGTTTATTTATTAAATCAAATTGCACCAACACAATTAGAGATCTTGAAATGACCACAATGGAAAATGGACAGATGGTAAAAACTGAAAGCCTTAGTCATCATCTTGATGCTTTATGTTATCCAATACATTTCAGGCATCCGCTTACAATGAATAGTGTAGGATCAATCAAATGGTAGTGTATTTCTTATTAGGACTACTATCTGGTTGGACTGCACTTTTTTTTGTATTCCTATTTTTTGTTTATAAAGCAGATCAAAAGAGTAAACAGGAATATAAGGATATGATCAGCAACATATATAGCAGTTACCAGGAATACCTAAACATAGAAGATTTAAGGAAATTCAAATCATGATTATAACAAATTTAACAGAAAAAATGATGTATGAGATCCTGATGGAAAGCATCAAGGACAACTATGATAAAGAGCAAGAGTCTAGAGAACTCAGCATGGATTACTTTGAAGGGATCAACTTACAAGAAGATTTAAAGAAATATTTTGACAGCGACTCATTATCACAGATCCCCCCAGCTTATTTAAACCTAGTAAAGAATGTCATAGACCGCAGATGTTTAGTATATCAAGAACAGCCAATCAGATATGCTGATGAGAAATACTTAGAACATCTTGGTAATCTAGACAGCTCTATGAAGGAATTTGAGAAGCTAGTTTACTTATTAGGTACAGAAGCTCTTTATACTTACTGGAATGATGACATGCAAAAGCTTATGTATAGACCAATACATTTCTTTACACCATTCTTTAGACCGAATGAAGATGATCCATTCATGGTGATGTGGCAAGTAGAATCACAATTACAAGCAAGATCAGAAGATGCTCAGTTTATGGTATGGTCTAAAGCAACTGAGGATATGCCAGGAAAGCACTTTATGATCAGTAGTAGAGGTAAGATCACATCTTTAGTAGATGGTGATATCAATCCATTTGGTGATATTATTCCAATTAATTTTGGTCACAGATCATTTATGACCAGAGACTTTATGAGAGCTGGTGCAGAAGATCTTATTGATGCAAACAGATCTATCAATATTATGCTTACAGAGATGGCTCTCTCGTCTAGATTCCAACTTGGTCAGCCTGTGATTTCTGGAATTGATACAGAAGCTAGAATCCAGTTTGGTCAGGACAAAGCTTTGATCCTACCACAAGATGCTTCATTTGAATATGTAACACCTAATGCAAATGTAAGTGCTATGAAAGAGTCTATTAAGTTCTTAATTGATTCTGTATCTCAGGCTAATAATGTAAAGATCAACTGGAGTAATAACTCACCAGAATCTGGACTATCAAAGAAGATGGCTCAGCTAGATCTACAGGACTCTTTGAGATCTGATATTGAACAGATCTATAGACCATTTGAAAGACAGCAATTTAAGATAGCTCAAAGGATCTTAGAAGTATCTGGTGGTATGAATATTAGTGATGAGTTTAGTGTAGACTTCCAGGAAAGATCTGCACCAATGTCCATAGATGAAGAATTAAAGTATTATGAGTGGGCTTTTAAAAACAATCTAGAGACTAGACAATCTTATTTAAGAAAAAAGAATCCTGATCTAAAAGATGAAGAGATCCAGGCTATGGTAGATCAGATTGATGAAGAAGCACCACAGCAACAAGCAGGTCCAGCTAGTATCCTAGATAGATTAGGAAGCTAAGATGGCTGAATTAGATTTTTACTCTGTAGAGATTAAAAACCTACAGAAGAAGTTATTTGACAAATTAAAGAAGGCTATTCCAAGACTAAATGAATTGTCTGATACTCAGGTGATCACTATAGCTCAGGAAATAGATTTCTTCCAGGAATTAGATGATCTTGGCTATGGCACATTATTAAACAGAATGAATGATGCCTATGAAGCTGAGATCATTAGAGCCTATAAGGAAGTATCTAGATTAAGAGTAGGTGTATCTGCAACAGGTGCAGTGATCATGGACAATCTTAGAGGATTTGAACTCAATTACTTAAGTGATAGTGTAAGAGAATATGCAGATGAGATCAAGGTGGCTATGCTAAGAGGTATAGTTACTGGTGAATCTACAGATGCCATTATTACTGCTATGTTTAATGAGTTTGGTCCTGGTAAAAGAATTGGATCTGCTAGATCTGTGGCTTTGGTCAATGATGCATTTGCTAGGTTTAGTAATGCTACCAGGCTGAAGGCATATGAGCAGTTTCCAGAGACTAAGTTTGATTATGTAGGACCTACTACAGGCAACATCAGAGATGCATGTGTAAGAGTAAAAGAAGAAGTAGCTAAAAGAGGTCCACTGACCTTAGCAGAAATTAGAGATCTTAGAACTATCATAGGTGTACAAAAAGATGGATCTGAGTTCTTTGGATTCTCAGATAGAGGTGGATTTAATTGCAGACATGACTGGGTAAGTGTAATAGAATGAAGCTACCAGCATTAACAAAATTAAACAGGAAGGTGATGAAGGTCATAGCACAAGATGCTATAGATCTAATCAGAAGAGATGCTGAGAAGGGCATCTTCCAGAATAATACTGGACCGCATGAATATGGATCACATGGTGACACTAAAGGTAGATCCAAGAAAACTGATGGTAATAATAAGTATAAAAATGGTCAGAAATATTTATATCCAGATTATAAAGCCAGAGGTATGAGAAGATTTAAAGATGGTGCTAAGCTCAAAGGTTTCAAGGCTAAAGCAACTAATACAGATGCAAATTTTGTAAACATGAATTTAACTGGAAGAACTTTAAGATCTATGCGACCTGGTGCCAGGAAGAACACTGCTATTATCAGATTTGATAATGCATCAATAGTTCTAGGCAACAGAGCAAGGAAACCAAAGGGCTATGATCTCTTTGATTTAAGAAAAGAGAATAGAGCCATATTAGCAAATAGAATAGCTGATGTGTTAGCAAGAACAAATATAAAAAAGTATGTTGCTAAAACAGAAGTTATGAAATAACAG